CCTCAATGGAGTCAACACCAAACAAAGATCTAGGATCTTTAACAGGAGCAGTAGAACCGCCTACCTGTGAAGCTTCCTTTACCCTTGCATGGGCTGCTACATCTGGGCCAGCTGGAACATCAAGAAAAGCTTCCACTTCTCTATCAAGTTCTTCGCCTTCAAAGCCTTTACGACTAAGCATTTGCCTAGCTAATTGAACCTGTTGGGTTTGTCGCTCCTCATGGAGTTCCTTAGCCCTGTCGGCCATTTCACTTGGCTTAACATTTTCAAGATCTTCAGGTTTCACCAGATCGTATCCGTTATCGCTAATGACAGCACCTGCCTCGTAACCGGATAACCTTGAGGTTAATTCCTTGTTCTCTTTTAATGTATCCTCAAGCTTTTGCCTGAGGCTTGAGCCCGATTCTTCTTGCTCCTGACCGTCGTCATCTGCGTAAATACTCATGCTCTTCTCCTACGCCCCAATAGTTGTACGCTTGTTGTGCTGGGGGAAACAAAACAAGGATCTACTAGCACCCCAGAGAGTGTGTACTAAATTTCAAGAAATATGCATTCACCGGGGCATTCTTCAGCAGCCTCAACAGTTGACTCAACCAAATCATCTGGGACTTCAACGGTTTGATACATTTGATGAGTGGGCTCAGCAGGCACATCAGTGCCAGCTTCCCTTACATAAAACAATCCGTCGCTATGGCCAAAAAAGATAGCAGGCACAATTTCTTCGCATAAACCATCACCTGTGCATAAATCCTGATCTATCCAGACCTTAACCATTGCCCTTAATACCCAGTTCTACCCCTCTGAGTGAACCTTTTGCCCTCCTGCTGGGTGGCAAAGCCACCCCTCCTAGAATAAGCTTCCTCCATAGCTTGAGCCCTCTGGAGCAAATCAACCTTACCTGACTGGCCCAAAAGAGCTGCCTCTTCAAAGTCGGTTTGTGTAAATTCCTGAACCTCACCCTGAGTTGCCCTCTGAACCATACCCTGAATAGCCCCTTGGCTCTTAGCAAATGACCCATATGACTGCAAAGCACGAGCCCTATCTACCCCAGCTTGCTGCAATCTGCCCACCATTTCCCTATCAGGAGCCTGTAAACCTTGTTCAGAAGCTGCAGAACCTATCAAAGCATACTGGAAAGCATACGAAAGTTCATCATAATTCAAAGAAGCATCACCAGTGTTAGCTATAACACCCATAATTTCCCTAGCAAACGTAGGATCTATACCACGGACACGGCTTACAGCCTCTCTCGTAGTAAGGCCCTGATCAACCATGCCCTCAAGCAACGTAGCTACATTCTCTAAATTCCTTTCAGTAGCTCTCGTAATAAAAGTTTCATAATCAAGAGTGCTGCCCTGAACAACAGCTTCGTACTCTTCAACTAACGCCTGACCAAAGCTAGGGTTAACAACAGCTTCAAAAAGATCGTCAACACTTACATCCATGCCAGCATATATATAAAACTGGTCACGCATCTCTTGACTGCCTTCTTCAAGTTGCTGATATGTGTTTACCCTCTGTCGCAATTCCTCTGGGTCTATACCACCCTGTATGAAACCAATGTAATCCTGAGGATCATCAGCACTAGGATTGTAAAAGCCAGATTGCTTCAGCACTGTCCTGTAATCTTCTACACGGTCAAGATATTCACGCTCATTAGAGAACGTTTTAAAGTCCATAGCAGGAAAAATCCTTCTATAAGGCTCACTCTTCCTAACTGTTTGAATTATCTGATCTGGAGTATCTCCATTAATGATTGCTTCCATAATAATGTCAGTAACACCAATGTTCTCTGCCCAAGGGTAAAGACCAAGAACCTCATCAAGCAACGTGCTCATATCAACCGAACCCCATCGTTCTACCCACAAGACCTAAAGTCTGAGATGCAGCTGCTTTAGCATTCTGAGTGTTAGCCCATCTAGCATCTTGCCTTAAAGACTTTTTAAAATCATACATGTTCATTCCACCTTCAGCCCCTACACCGTCGTCTAAAAACCTAGTAAAGTTCTCATCCCTAAAAGTAGGTTCACCTACTTCAAGCAGATTAGAGTACGTTGTTGCGTAAGGCTTAGACCATGTTTCAAAATCAACGCCTTCAGGCTTGCCAGCCCAACGAACATCGGACAGGCCTTTAGCTGTCTCTTCAAAATCAGCTAAAGATTTCTCTTGCATATACAGTTGATCAGCATATCCTGATGCGTCAGCGTCGCTAATGTCAAGGCCATAACGCTCCCACAAATCAGCTACAAGTTTCTTATTTTCACTGGTTGTATATCCACGCTCATTCTGAGCTTGCTCTTCCTCAATGATAATCCTGTTAGCAGGACTGTTATCTATCTCAAGAGCAGCTGGACGTATCCATTCCAAAACAATAGTTTGCTGACTAACCTCACCAGTGGAAAGCTTTCTAGCCCACTCACCAAGCTCTGAGTTACCAGCTTCAATTTCATCAACACTTACAGTGCCATCACCATCAGTGTCAAAGCCCATCCAGTCCATTTCTTCACCAGTGTAAGCAGTCCACAAACCTGAAATGACTTGAGCATTATCCTTAATGGCTTTAATCTGATCAGCTGTAGAAAGATCATTCCATTCACGTTGACTTGCTGTTGTTTGATCCCACCAATCAGTTTCCTGCAAACGTCCAGTGAGTTCATCATCGGACATGTCAGGGCGACCAATGAACTCAGCTATGACAGCCATGACCTCGTCGCTCTCTAAAGCGTCAGTTCCATAAAGACCTGCAGCGAACAACAAACCTTCAGTAATATCGTCAAATGACCTTGTCCCATTGTTGATACTATCGTTTATGAACAGTCCCTGCTCAGTTGTTCCACCCTGCACATAGTCTGCCGACATGGCATTCCAAGCAGCTGAAGTTATATTTTCGGCTTGCACCGCCTGAGAGCCAGTATGTTGAAAGGCAATCTTGACGTTTCTGCCCTTGACCATATCGTACACAAGGAACTTTTTGCCGTTCACTTTGTAAGCTTTGTAACCAGAAGGTATCCTAGAAAAAGTTCGGCTAGATTGAGAGGATTTAGAGGTACCTTGAAAAGTGTTATTATCTGACAATTCACCACTAAACACTTGTGCATCTTCAAAAACGTCAACATCAGTAAGGTCATAATTGTTCACTGAATTAACCAGCCCACCCCAAGTGTTCAGCTCATGCAGCAAACCACCTGTAGGTTTACCATCAGCATCAAATCCAGAGTTAGCAATCGCAGCTTTCCAATCACTAAGAGGTGCGTTTCTTGCTAAATAGCTTACGATTGTCTTGTAATTTCCATTGTTCAAAGTCTCAGCAGTAGCTCTAACTCCCATTTCAAGAGAGTCGTAATGCTGCACAGATTGGCCGTTATTGTCATTAAAAGCTGTAGGAGTATGACCAGCAAATGTTCCGTCCCAACCATGGGTGGTTGCCATAGGATTAAACCTAGCCCCTAAAGATCTAGGATTACTTTCATCCATGTTGGCCTTAGAGAACTCCATCTGCATCCATCTCATCAACATGCCAGTATTCTCAGCCCTAGGATTAATGCCCATCTCCATCAAAACCAAATGAGCAAACTGCCTTCTATTAACAGCTTCCATATTTTCAGGGGCTCCTGCCAAAGCTTGGAAATTAGCCATTATGTATTTCTCCTAACCGCATTCCTCAAAGTCATAATCTTTTTCATGTACTGAGAATTATCGTAACCTTCCCCAGTCAAAATACCTTCCCTAGTTATGTCACCAGTATCCCCAGATGCCATACCTTTCTTAATTAAGTCAGTGTTCAACATGCCAGATTGGCCATAGTCGGCCATTGCCTGAGTGGAAAAGACCTGACCGTACTGTGTCTCTGACATGCCAGTAGGTTTCCTGCCATACAACTGAGCGTACTGAGGGTCATTCCTAAGGGCTTCTTCCACGGACAAGGCAGTTCTTTGCGATAGCAAAGTAGGATCATTAATGTCATTAGGGTTAGTGTATTGCCCTGATGTGTACGGACTCCAAGAAGCCACTTCTCTACGATAATCGGCTTCCTTGCTAGCGTGCCAGCCCATGAATCTTTCCAGCTCAACGTCAGTTGGGTCATCCATGAACCATTGCTTATACAAGTCACTGTACGTTTTTTCGGCAACGGCTTTTTTCGTCGCATCCAGCTGAGCCAAATCTGCTTCTTCCTGAGTTCCATACTCGCCCCCTGCTGCGTAAGTGCCAGCAGCAACAATGGCCTCTATATCTCCAGAAGCGATAATGCTGTCAATCTGAGCTTCAGTTAAATAAGAATCTGTCATACGACCGGGGGAAAGGCCTTGCAGCCAATTCTTCGTAGACATATTAAGTGACCAACCCGGTGAAAATTGACCAGTCCGATTATGGAAAGTATCAATAGTGTTGAAAGCTGAGTTAATAAAATTAACTTCGCCCACAGTTAATTGGTCATGCCCACCCTGCATGATCTTGTTAGCAAGATCAGGGCTAAGTAAATGCAAGTAAGCAAGCTCGTAATGGGTTGTTTGACCATCAGTGTAAATGTTTAAAGCTTTCTCGTACTCTTCAACATATTTATTGAATTTCTTTACACCTAAATTAATGTTCTCAGTGATCAGTCCCCCTGTCTGGTCGTCCTGATAATCATCAGCTTGCTCTATAGCCAAAGCTATGATCTGCCAAGGAAGACTACCTGAATCCAAACCCCCATGTTTTTCGGAAGCTTTTTCAGCAATGCGTTTAATCTGTGACCTGCTAAATTGTGTTGCTTGCGATACTAATTCAACGTCATTTTCTGCAATACGCATACCGTTACTAAGTTCAATGAAAGCGTTCTCTGGGCTGAGGGTTTCATCGCCAGTCAAGTTATATATTAACTCGCTCCTGTCACTAATAGTGAAGTTAGAACTCATGAGATCCGTCATGGCTAACAAGTCTTCATAAACTATCTTATTGGGGTTAATTCCATTAGCCTCATAAAAGTCCAGTAGCTCCTCTTCCGTAAAGACAGAAGCTAGCCAATCATTAAACCCATCTGTAGCTTGTTCAGTGAAAACCCAATAAGCGCCTTCATCAGCCATCACTCCACCAGATAGTCGCTCGGCAGTGTCGTCATAACTTGCTATGGTAGCTTCCGCTTCATCAGCCTCGGTGGTATCATCATCTTCATCATCAGCAAAAAGAGCAGCAACAGCGTCAGCAATTTTATCTTCATTTTTGGGAACAAGTTTCCTAATCCAACCTTTTCGCTGAAGGTTCCTTAAAGTCTGACCATGCCTAAAAAGCTCAGGGACGATAACTAATTCGTTTACCCTAGCCGAAGTCTCCATATACGATTCAAAGCTTGTCAACCACCCTTCGTTAGCTACCCTTTGTTGTTGAGTTAGCTCCGACTGCTCTATGGCAGTTACTACTTTACTTTCAGGTGCTTTGTCCCAGTCCTTAAAATCACTGGTTACCTCAGGCATAAATTTTAAAGCTTCAGTATTGATGTTAAAGCCACCAATATCACCTAGATCTGAAGCAAAATCCTGATCCTCCAAAACTTTTTCAAACGTTTTAGCTATAGATTCCCTAAGGTCAGTGTCGCCAATCAAATTAATAGCCAGCTCTTCAGTGGTCATATTAGAGTTATCCGCATACAGCTGGTTAACCTTACCTTTGATAATATCTACAACAAGTTCAAAGTTATCATCATCAAAAAGAGGTGAATTTACACTACCAAGAACTTTTAAGTACTCGGTGGTAATAATTGGCATCCATTCGTCGTTTACTGTCGTCACTCTGACAAGCTCCTAATTTCTATCGGGCCCCACGTTGACTGCAAATGCCTCCTATACCAAGGCAAAAGAGTCGGGTCACTCTCTACCCAAGATATGTACTCTTTTCTGAGTCTATCAACTACATCAGCAGGCACATTTGCAATAAGGTTAACCCTATCACGGCCATACTGATCCAAAGCTGTGTCTTCTAACTTCAGCAAGAAACCAATTTTCTCTTCATGAGTACCGTTTTCTTTTACTTCGGACCTTTTCTTACCTGAAGCTATAGCGTTATCGTAATCTTGAACATAGTCTTTTTCTTTCTGTTGCATTTCAACAGATTTACCAACACCTTCACCAATGCTCTCCTTATATGCAGGGTACATTTCGTAAATTGCTTCCATGTCGGTCTGATACTTGTCCTTGACAAGGTTTATGCCGTCAACTTCAAAGCTGCCCATGTTGTTAAAGCCCAGTTCGCCATTCGTTGCATTCCTTATCTTCTGCTCCCATGTTTCTTTCAAGGATTGAGCAGCTATGCTGCCTTCCATCTTTTCATGCCTTCTCGTTATATGAGTAGGGCTCCCGTAAGCAACATAAGTTTGTTCTAAGAGATCTTCTTTAAGGTCTTGCATGTCGTTAATTAAAGGAATCATCCTTTCAAACGCATCCACAGCTCCACTTAAACTCTTAGGGGTACTTACGTCAAACACCTGTGGCAAGAACCCACTCAGAATAGGGCTGTTCATTACAGGCTGGACGCTTCCCTCTGAAAGGATAGGCACGTTCAACATGGTGTCAAGCAATGGCCTGTTAGCACCACCGAACTGTCCAAGGGCCACACCGTTGGCTATCAAGTTAAGCCTAGATACTTTATCAAATATAGGTAAATACTTTTCGTACATGTCATCAAGGTTGTACTTTTCGTCAAGAAGATAGTATGTACGCAAAGTATTATGTATCATCGCTGTCCTTGACCAATCTTGCATAGCGAAATTGGCAGCGTGACCTATGGTTTTCTTAGTAAAGCTGAACGGGAAGAAGATAGCGTTAACGTTAACCTCAGCAGCTGACCTAGGTTTCACACCGTAAGTAAACATGTGCTTCGCAGCTTTATAGGCATCTATGTCGCTCATGCCGTGCTTCAAAACAAGGTCAGCAAACACTGAAGTTTCCCATTCGTAAGTGTTAAAGCCCAAGACACCTACTTGAGAGAACCTAGCAGTAGCAGCTTCCAAAGCATCATAGTCATAATCCCCGAAATTAGAAGCAGCATTTTTATATCTTGCCCGTACTTGATCAAATTCTTCAGCAGCTTGACGTTTAAACTGTTTCCAATCCGAAGCGCCAACTTCCTTAGCCATCTCTTTAGCACGAGTCTTCCTCCATGCACTTGGAGAAATGTTAAACCGTAAATTAACTCCTTCTGGGGCAGCTATCTGGCCTAGGACTATAGCTTCAGAATAACGTGAAGCGTCAAACACTGGAGATAACGTGAACCTTGCGAAGTCACGCCACATACTTAGATGATCGCCGAGATAAGACCAAGATTTTAGATGCCCTTTGCCAGCTCTCCAACTAGTATCTCCCCTGTCAATGCGTGCAGCCCACCTGTTAAGAACCCCCTTAGTAGTTTTTCTGCTATAGTTAAAAGATCCACTGTCTTGTACTTTCTTAACAGAAGCTTTCAGTAAGGTAGCGTCTTCAGCATTACCAAGCACTCCCTTAATGGGTTTATCTAGGAAAGGAATTTTGTGATCCCTGAACCTCGCTGCTTTAAAAGGACTTTGAGAACCAACTAGTAACCTTGTAGAAAGAGCCCTACCAGTCAATCCACCAGTTGCTGCTATCAATATATTCCTTGGATCAGTGAAATCTGAATGATCTATGCCGGGAGATAATATGGTCGCTAAGTAACCACCGGCTACCGTACCAGCTCCACGAACACCAAAACCTGTAGCTTCCCTTGTGAACCGAGTAAGGGTATTACTGCCATCGTAATCTTGTCTGCTCAAAAGCCTCATCGTATTGGTCAGTTGCTTATTGGCTTGAATCTTATCAAGCCAGTTAGTGGCTCTACCTCTAAGTTGAGGTCCAACCACCTTGGCTTCTTTCAAAGAATCAATAACCTTATGAGCTGCAAGCAGCTTAGCGTGCTCATATTCTTCACCTAACTTAACAGCATCAGGGGAACCCTCAGCTAAAGCTTTCTTATACGCTCTAGCCTCATCAGGGACAAGAAAGTCTATGTCAGCTTTAATCGTTCTTGACACCGCACCCCCTTTGTCTGCTCTAGCTACCTTTGCAGTTTTAACCTTAAACTCACCCTTAGTTAAAGCATCAACCAAAAGCTTTTGTAAAGGTTTAGTTCTCACTAAGTCAGTAGGCACAACAGGAGTAAAAGACACCCTGACGTTGTTAGCCATCCTCGTCACCACGCCTTGATATTCAGGCCCAGTAGATACCAAATTCTTATGTGTCATAATCTCACGGTATTCTTTACTGACCCTACTAACCAAAGCAGTTAAAATAGAGTCTAATCTATTTTCATGTTCAGGACGAATCCCAGCTCCACCGTTTAGATGCCTAAAGCTTCTTTGAATAGAGTTACGCAACGCAGCTACATAAAGCCCACGTTCTTCATATCTCGTAAACCTGTTAAATGGTTTAGATACCGTCCTAGCACTCTTCGCCCTGAGATAATTAGCTTTACTTAACGAAGAATTGATATGGTCAGCAAAAGCGCTACCTTCCAAGCCAAGGCTTTGCCTGTACCTTGTAGCGTCTTTAAGGTCAACCATCTCCACCATAAAGTCGTCAAGGTCAGCAGGGCTAGCAAACTCTACTCCGTGCACAAGCTTGTAGCCTCTTTCTTCCAGATCAGCTACCAGCTTTGCAGGCAACGTAGAAGGGTCTATAGCGCCAGCAGTGAATTTTGATTTCCTAGTTAATGATGCAGATTTAGCTGCTAAAGAATCAGCATGGCTTAAACCCTCTTCTACATCATCTATTTTCCAAACAACATCCCAATCATTTGAATCATTTAAATTTTTAATAGCATCATCCATGTGCTTTTCTACACTAATAAAAAGATCTTCGTAATTGTCGGCTTTAATGCCCTGAGCCTTAGCGTACCTTAGCACACGCAATAACCTGCCCCGTCTTTGAGCAAGTGTTTCCATAGCCTTAAGCCCAGATGCTGCCCTGCCCTTCATCCCCGTCCGTCTAAGCGCAGCATCCACTGCCTTAATATCTATCCTTGCAAGGTCACCGCCGACCTGAAGAAGCAAACTATCCAAAGCGTCAAGAACGTTTTGTCCCAAACGAACCTCAAATGGGATATTAGTACCAACACGACCTGTTATGAAATTAGTTAAAGTTCTTCGCAAATGAAGCATTTGATTTACAAGGGCAACATGATTTAATTGATCCTGTTTAGTAATTGTATCCAACTTAGCAACAGTAAATCTTCCCTCTGTGCTAGGGGCTTTAACGATAGGATTAAAAAGTTTTGCATTCTGAGCAAACTCAAGGTATTCAGGGTCGTCCAGTATTTTCATAATGTCTTCCATGATTACATTCTGGGCCATAGGAATAGTGTCATCCATAAGGGCCACGCCATCATCGGCCAATGCAGGCGTAAACCTAGCGCCGTCTAAAGCTCCGTCAGCTACGGACACGTTTACCATGTCCATGCCTTCTGAGAACTCTTTCCATGTTTTGCCTAAATCCTCTAAATGTCGCCCCATGTATTCTTTGAGAACTCCAGCATGTAAATGGTTTGCCATAAGCTCAGCAAATACTTCTTGCCTTTTATTGTTATGTGTGGTGATCAGTTCTTTAAGGTCGTTAATCTTTTTCTCTCTTAAAGGTTCAGAGAGTGCATCAAGTTCTGCTTTGCTTTTTTCTAAATTTTTCAGAAACCCTGCATGATTATCTGCCTGCTGCCAAGCATTAACAACCAGCATTTGTTGCCAATCGTCAGGATCAACATACCTAAGCTGGTTAATGATACTGTTTCTTGCAGCATAAGTAGAAGCATTTTCAGCGCCCCTCACTAGATCAGTACCCAAATTTAACGCTGCATGATCTACGGCAGCCATAGTCCCCAAGTATGTCACAAAAGCACCAAACTGTTCTTGGACTTCAAGTGGAGCTGCGCTAGTTATGTCAGTCCAATCATCAAAAAGGTGAAACATGATAGCTTTGCTCTTGCCATGTTCCTTAGCGTTCTTACGGAAAACTTTCCTTGCAGCTTCTAATTCACTTATGTCCTCATTAGCAATGAGCTTGTTGCCTATTTGCACTTCAAAAAGTGCATCTATGCCATCAAATAAATCTTCTGAAACGTTAGCGTCTTTACCAACGTTAGAGAAACTCCTAAGGATTCCAGCAGGCTTCAAAGCTTTGACACTTCCAGTAGCCAACATGGTCACTGGAGTGAACATAGCTTCAAACATGATAGAAGGACCGATCTCATCATACATATAATTAGTTGTACTTCTAACACCGGGTATAGCGTCCAACCCGTACGCTCCAGAATCATCTAACCCTGCGACCCCTTGAATCCTGCCTGCCAAACCAAGGCGCATTCCTTGCTGGGTCATGCCTTTCCCTATGGAAGCAAAATTTGTGTTCCTCCATTTAGCGCTTGCGCTACCTATAGCTTGAAAGCCTGCCCTAGAAGAGCCAGACATTTTAGTACCTATCCAACCGGGGGCACGAACGCTTTTCAGAGCAGCGTCACCTGCCCTAGCTATATCATCGTACTTGCCCACATGCGACCCAAAAGAAGTCACTTTGCCAATAGGGGCAGTGATCTTGCCAGCGATCGCTCCAGCCCTCGTAGCCATAGTTGCACCATGAAAAGTCTTATAGGCCTTGTAAGCCTTATCAATAGTGGTAGCAGCTTTCGTTCCTGCATATGCAGCTCTACCTATAAGGACAACGTTACCGACACCAGAGGCCATAAGCCCCCAGTTAATAAGAGGCATCGCAATGTCATCTATTGCCTTCCACCAAGTCAAAGGATTCCAAGTCGTTTCTCTACCTATCTCTTCAAAGTCAGGTATGAGATCAAGTCCCACAGCTGCTTTGAACAAACCAGTTGGAGAAAGCCATTCTCCCATGTGCTCAGCAGCACTTTGTAAAGATATGGCACCATATTTGTTGCCTCTAAATTGGCTTTCATAATGATCTTGAGTTTGTTCGTTCCAAACTTGCTGATATTCAGGCCCCCACCTATTATCCACTAGGTAGTTCCCAGAATCATCGTACAATGCTGGTATCTGCCCTCTTTCCATTGCTTGTCTTTTCCAATTCAGAACAGCATCTTCAGAAATTGCTGAAGCTGGTTGCACACCTGCTATATCAGACCAGAAACGATTCCAGTTAGAAGGACCAATTTCACCTTCGTTTTGATCTACACTTAGAGGTTCTGTCTTGCTCATCAAATCAACGTTGCTTGTAAGGTCAAGGGTAGGGACAGGAGCAGTTTCTACTTTATTTATGTCAGCTTCAAGACCCCACAAAAACTCAGATAAGTTTTTTTGATCTAGCCCAGACATAGCAGCTAAATCTAAAGAAACCATATCTGGCAACTCTGCTTGGCTCCATGAACTTTCAATACTTTTAATTGTTCTTAAGTTTTTATCTATGCCTAATGGATCCATTACTTAAACCGCCTAACTTCAATTTCGCCAAACACCAGATCGGCACTTCTCAAAGTTTCAACAGCTTTGGTAATCAACCCAATATCTGCAGTTCTTGCTGCAGATGTTCTACCATCTTGACTTCGTGTAGACAAAGGGCTCATAATTAGATTCATGATTTTGCTTTCGCCTAATTCAGGCTCTGGCTGCATATTCCTTTTTATTTTTTTCTTACGAGTAGTTTGCAACAAGACTTGCCTTGCAGGATCTTGATCTGGGATTATGTCCACATTGTACTGTATGACCGGCATTTGATTAGGGTCCTCAGGAACATACATAACTATTTGTTTAGGTTTAACATATTTAGGTTGACCGTTTTTATCAACGCCGTCTACTACCTCTACCCCAAAAATGTGACCCGGTTCATTCAGGTCACCTCTACTCGTAGACCTAACATCACTATCAATTCTAATTTTACCGCCCCATGTTTTACCGTTAGGGCCATCCTCTAAAGAACTAAAATTAACCCAAGCAGGCTCAGGTGAAGCATCTTTAGAAGCTACACCAGTATCGAGAATGTCTTTGTCAGTTAAAACAACTTTCTTTACTTCAACTTCGTCATGAGCTAAAACACCATCCACATCAAAAAATCCGTCGTTAACTTCATCTTGAAATTTTCTGCTCATCTCAATTTTGTTAGACTCAGTTATACCTTTAGTTAAAACAGCTGGACCCGTCCTCCGAAATTTTTGTTGTGTAGAAGCGTTGACTGATTGTTGTCGTGGGTTTAAGTTTTGAGCCCACGCACTTTGAACATAATTCGCATCGTCAAACCTACCTATCATAGGAACGTGAGTTAGCCCTGCTTCTCTAGCAGCAGCCAGCCTATGGTTTCCTTGGCCCAAAACAGCCTGCAACGGGCCAAAGCTACTATCATATTCAGACGTATCTATTATGATCATTAAAGGCTCAATAAATCCGTCATTCTTAATGCTTTCCACTAACTTTTGGAAATCAGGTTCTGCTCTTCGTGAAGGGTTGTAACTAAAGTCACCCATTTCTTCCAAAGCTTCAATGGGCACCATCCTGACTTTTACGCCTTCATACTCTGCCCCACCAAAATACTGCGTATTTCCAGTGACCATGGCTTCAACACCTTGTTCGCCACGGGAAGCCCCTCTTTGGAACTGTGTAGTTCCAGCAGCACCGACAGCCCTCTCCCTATGTGGAGCGTCACCTGCCGTATAACCAGCAGTCACACCTTCCACATAAGTTTCCAAATTGCTTTCTCCACCAAGAATCCCAACTTCCCTTGTGTTTTGAGAAGTCCTAGAGCCTTGTTTAGAGTTATGAACTAAAATTTGTCCACTTTCGTCAACAAAGTAATGTTCTTTTACCCTGACAATTCCATCAGGTAATTCTTCGGACGGGGCTATAAGCCTGTAGTCAACCACATCTTCCGTATGGCCCAAATCTATAACACGATGACCATTGGGTTTCTTTGCAAAAGGACCTTCACCCCAAATAGGAGCGTCTGGCCAAAATCCTTTAGGAAGGATCCCTATTTTTTGTGGAGGAAATGTACCATTGACTACCAAGGAAGCATTTTGCCCAAGTAAATCAAACATTACAGCTGGCAAAGCCTCTGCAGAAAACATTTGCATATGCTTCGCAGTTGCCATAAATTCCCCATTCCGAGTAAAATTAGGCCCTTCAGAAGCATGACCAAACACATCGTGCAACGCTCGGAACATGTCGTTGACTTCATCTGAAAAATATGGGTGACCGCCAGTAGATTCTGTAGAAAGAACTTTGATCCTATTGTTTTGTTGGACATCAGCGATCATTTCCGCAGGACTCTTGTAAGGGTCAACATCTACAACTTCTACTTCAACTCCCATTGTTTCAGTCAAATAAACAAACTGGGTCCTTACTTCGTCTTCAAAAGCCTGCCAAGCTTTTTTGACTTCTGGAGGTAATTGATCTTTGGGAAGATCATCAACTGTGTCGTACAGGTGAGCTACTTGCTTCATGACATTCATGTCTACTTCAAAATTGTCTGGGCTGCCATCAGCATTTCTACTTCTCAATAGTCGGCTGCCCCTTAAACCAAGCACCCTACCTGTCAAAGACTTTTTCATTGTAGATATGTAATTGTTAACTTGTTGAGATATATAAGGTACATTGACCCCATCAAACGAATTGGTTTTTAAACCACCAAGATTAGAAGTCAAAACAGAATGTCCGTGACGCAAATCTTCACCAGTGTTAAAAGAAACAATTAATTCAATTCTTGGCTCAGACACTAAGTCTGGAACAGTTTCTGCCAACAAGGGATCATGAGGCAAATTGTTGTCTTTAATGTGCTGCTCAACAGCCTCCTGAGTCCAAAAAGCCATTGGCGAACCATCATCATTAAGAAGATGAGGATGGTTTATGACTGTTGATTTGCCAGTGTGTGGCTTATTCACTATGTACTCAGGAGTAACCTCAAACAAACCACCAAGGTGTTCTTTAATGCTCGCCATCGTGCCACGGATACCCTGAGCTCCCAAGTTCTTAATACTGATAACAACATGGAATCCTTTAGCATGGAGCCCTGTGGCACCTTGAGCTGCCATGTTTAAACCGGGAACGTAAGAACCCATAGGGTAAAATCTTCCACCTGCCATCGCTTGCTGCCTTTGGCCATCCACCATTTGATATGTTGTTGACATGATTCTCTGCAACTGCGACTCTACGCTGTCAACCGCCATAGGGCTTCTTGGTATGTGAATACGAAGCCCTTCTTCATTAGCAGCTTGGCTAGGAAAAGTAAATTGGTTAGGCCCAGTTTCAGGATCACCACTGACCCACCTAGGCCCATCGGGTCCAATTTCAATTATAGCTTGAGCGTGACCCGACTGTGTCCCTTTCAGCACTCCCTGTTGTGTTACAGCACCCACTCCCTTGGTGCGACCAAACCGTTCAAGAGGAACTGTTTGCCCAGCACCGTTAATTCTTGGTCCACCCAAATCAACTCCATCTGGCAATGCGCCAGCTACAAAATCTAAAATTCTAGGAGTATGAACATATGTTGGACCCACACCATGAGAGTGCTGAGAAGGCTTACCAGATGACACTTCTCTAAAGTCTTTAGTGACTCCTCTTTTCTCTCTCCACCGAAGCCAAATCAAAGCTTGCAGTTCATTAGGGTCCATTACTGCTGCAGGGACACCATCAAAAGAAATTTCCCCAATGGCTTCTGCAGCAGCTATATAAGCTAACTTAATAGGATCATAAGAAGCTCTTATTGTTGAGTCTATGTGAGGCTCAGTAGAGTATCCCATAGCTGCAGCAAAAGCGTGCCGATCCACAGTTAAAGGAAACGTTTTAAACGCTTCAGCTAACTGTATGCCGACTGCTGAGTCAGAACTAATTTTTCTACCGACATCTTGCAAGGTGACTTCACCTTTCAAAATCTCCCACATAAGAACTCTTCTCATCCTTACATCAGATATACCGCTTTCAGCAATAGCTGCCCAAAAGTTAGGAACTTTTAGAGATCCACCTCTTCTCATTTTGGCCTTAAACCAGTCATCTACTGTTCCACCGTATTCGACATATTGTATAAGGTCCCTTATGGACTCTACTTGATCGCCTGATACTTTTAGATTCCGATTAGCAAGCTGCAATTCGTCTTTAACCAATTTAACCAGATCTTCCCCCTCTGGAATGCTGCTTTCGCCTTTGCGTTTCTTAGTTCTATACTTGTATTCACCATTTGGTTTCTTCGCTAACATAGCGTCCTTACCACCGTAATGTTCAATGAACTGCAAAAGATGTCCTACATTATTTAGATTCGTTTCCCAAGATGTAGTAGCTGAAAGCAAAGCTCCTAAAGCAATAGTTAAATCTTCATCAACGCCGTAACGAGCTGCATAAGCTTCCAGCTCCATCCTAGCTAAACCGTACCAATTTTTGCCTTCCCCTACTTGAGTCGCCATTACGGAATGTATATTGTCATAGTTAGGTAGAACTTCATCAAAGAAAAAATCAAGAATGTTTTGAGCAGCGAGATGAGTCATAGCTTCAGGGTTGTTTTCAAACATTAACCTGACTCTTTGATCCATTTCGTACTTATTTAAAGAAGTAGGATCCAGCTCTTGAAATTGGTTTACTTGTAAATATATTTGATGAGCAGGCGTACCATCGTGTTCCATTAACTTAATGCCAGCTATTTTAAGCCTTGGGTCGTTAAGTAAAACTAACTCAGGGTGGCCTATGTCAGCAGTAGCTTCAGAAAAAGCTTTCATCGCTGGCAATAATTTTTCTACGTCTGCAGGAGTAAACTCCCCAGTGTCTTTGAATTTTTGCCATACAGCGTCAGCACTTTTAAAAGGGCCTTCCAATTTCAAAGCGTCCCTATTTTTTAAGAAGTTCCACTGGCTTAAAACTCTAGCTGCAAGCGCAGCTTTTACTTGCTCAATGTCAAGGCCTTCAAGATTTTGAGTCAGTTTAACTTTCTCAAAAAGCATTTCACCTAAACCCATAGCAAAATCAATAAAGGTGGGGTCAATCCTTTTAATGACTCCGGGGGCATTAGTTATGCTTTCCCCAATTTTTTGGTAACGTCTTCTAACCACACTGTCTGGATTAACCGACATTGATGGATTCAACATAATAGCTTTTTGAATCCCTTGAGATTCTGAATCCAACAAAGCGAACATTGTGTACCGCCGTGCTGTAGTATCTGGTGCCCCAGCCAACTCAGTTAAAAGATTCATTCTGGTAGAATTAATAACTAAAGGAATGCCATCTAATTCTTCTGCGATCCAACTAGGCGAAGTAACAGCTTCATCAAACTTTTGATGGAAAGGGCCGTGTGCAGATGTGACATCACTACGAGCACCGATTCTTTTTTGAGCAAACTTACTTACTCCAACTACGCTCGCCCCAGATGCTAGCATACCTCCAGCTTCTGCAAAACCTAAAAACCCTAATGCTCCTAAAGTCTTAGTCAAAAAGCCAGAACCAGAAGAAAGCATATCGTACGACGCAGGGGTACCCATTACGGTTCCAAGAATTGGCATGTAGTATCCAGCTTCAGTAGCTAACGGACCTAAGCTGTTAAAAAGATCCCCTACACTAAAAGCTTCTGTCCCCTGATTTTGCCTTTGTTCAAAACCAGCTGCATATCCGGGTATTAAGGAAGCTGCAAAAGCAGCAGGATCGTCCTTTATTGCTCCCCAAACATCAACCGATTCTTCTTTGGGTTCAGGTTCAGGCTCAGGCTCAGGCTGAGGTGGAGCGCCTACACTGGGAGTTAAATTGGGCTGTTCTAAATCTCCTTCAAGGAGATCACGTTCATCTATTGCCACTTATCAGGTAATCCTTTACTTCAGCTGCCCATTCACGAGTTTCCTGAGAAACATCTGGATGGGAAGATAGAGCGTCTAAAATAGCAAGTCTTTGCTGGTCAGCTGTGGTTTGCTTTTGTGGCATTTCAGGAGCGCCAGTTAAGGGCCTGTTAGGATTACCTCCCTTAGGTTGAAGGATGCCACTAGGAAGACTAGAAGGTCCTTTAACAGGACGACCAGTTGGTTTAGGAGGAGTAGCCCCTCCCCTTTCCGGCATAGGTGCAGGACCTTGAGGTTGCTGCCCTTGCCCTTCCATAGGAGGAAGACTTTGTTGGAGCTTATTCAAATCTGCTTTTTCACCGTATGTACCAGATTCAGGTTCATTAACGGCAGTATTGCCAGTAGGGGTTTTCTCTATCTCTTCGCTTACTGGCATGACTCACACACCTCTGGGTTTTCCAAATCACATTGAGCTTCAATAACTTCATCCAAATCAGGGCGGTCACCGAGCTTAGCAGTGTCATCCCAATAAGGAGCCCACTCTCCGCTTGTGTAACCATCTGTTATATCTGTCATCCTTGTACCTGCGTTCCAAGTTCACCACCGGGACCTGCTGGAATGCCAAGGCGTGCCAGCAGATCTGCCCCTCCGGGGGCTGATGGTGGTGGAGGCGGTGGCATAGCTCCGGCAGGACCTTCAGGACCCATGGGGCCACCTTCTGGACCCATAGGGCCTCCCATAGGAGGCTGACCCGGCATCATAGGTGAGCCACCCAAACCAGTGTCCATCATCTGTTCTTCCATTTCTTTCTTAGGCTGAACAACGTACTTGTCATACAAATCAAACAACTCTTCACCCTTTTCACGAGCACGAGCCATTTCAATAAGGGCCTCTTCAGGGATAGATCCCATCTCAAGGCCTTGCAAAAGCTTAGAAAGGGCCATGCCCCTAAACTTCTCAACGTCCAAACGTGACCTTTCACGGCCCACATCAGTCAAACCATCAATGTTTTCCTGCACAAATTCCTTAGATACGAACTCTGCTTGAGAGTATTGGATGTGCAAAACAGCGCTTTGCGCTGGATCACGGCCTAAACCAAGGCCATATTCAACTCTTAAACGGTGATTTAAATCAATATCCCTAGAGGGTTGATATTCCTCTATGTAGTTCTGATTCCTCAAAATGCCAGAAACAGTCTTATGAGAATTGAAGAATTGCTTGTCAATAGCAAAACTTAGTCTTAACACACGTTCAAGTTTTTTCTGCAGTATCTGATGGTATGTCCTAATGGCAGTATTCATCATGCCTGCCGAAGCTTCAATAAACTTAGCAGATGCAATAGATTGATCCACTTCACCCGGTCTGGCCTTAGGCCAACGGCCACCTATATGGATTCCTTCCATAAGGTTAGTCAAATCAGCTTGTATATTAAAGCTGCTGACAGCTGGAGGTACACGACCAATAGCACCAGATGGGCCTAATTCAATAAATGACCCACCACCATACGGCATTTCGCCTATAAGGTCACGAACCCAGATGTCTGAGTACACTGATTGGTCAGCAAAATCCAGCACAAGGCCCATAAGTCGTATGTGAGCTTCCAAAAGCCCTACCACTTGGTCAAATTGGCCTCTCATTTCCCCATCAAGGGTAATGCGAGACCCAATAACTACAGGGCAAATGCCTGTTTCGTTCTCAATTCTTTCCAAAACAATAGGGTAAGGTATGTCTGTATTAGACCCATAACGGTTAAAACCCTCTGTTGAACCCTGATATAGGGCAGAAAGTATGTATTCTTCGTCAGAAAAGTACTCAACTATAACAACACGAGTATTTTCGTCAGGATTCTGAATATCTGTCCTTTGACCACTAAATTCAGCAATAGCCACCTGATATTCGGGAGGAAGCTGCGTATAGTACACTTCACGAGCAAACATGCACCTTCTGACCTCATCACCCGGTTTGAAACCCGGTTCAGGGTAGCAATGCCTAGGATCACGTCGTTCAATCAAAGGTATCTTCTGCTCAAAGTCAGGTGTCAACGTCCAAACGCTAAACCCATAAGCAGCCATGTCCATGACAGCACGAGGAATTAACAAGTCAATGCCGTTAGCATCCATGTAGCTTCCAGCTACACGCTCCATTTTTTTAGAAACTTTACGAGCTTCTTTAGAGTTGGTGCTTGGTTGCACACGAATAGTCGGCACAAGGCTAGCTGCCTCTGCCGTGTCTTCTAAAGCGACCTGTATAAGGTTAGGTGACTTAGAATCTATACCTTCTTCGTCTGGATCAAAGACATCAAACTCGCCTTTAATGACACGATCAATCGTATCAATCCTGACATCACGTTCTTCATAGCGTGCTCTCCACGCAGCGTACATACTGGCAAGACGATCGGTATCAAGAGGCATGTTTAGCCCTTTCAGCGATACTTAATAACGATCTTTCAACTTTGCTCATTTTACGGCCTTCACGAATCTCAAATGCTTTTTCCCTGATTTCATCGTCAGTGGCATCTTTTGCCATAGCAAAATACACAGGCTTATCACCAGACATAGTGCCACAAAGCATTTCATTCTCTTTAAGTTTTTCTGAAGCATCACGGTATGCTTTCTTATTGAGGACTTTTTTAAACATACTTCTCCTCAGACAAAACCCGACAAGTGTCTCCTTTTGTCAATCTTCGCTCCATATTTGTGGGTCAATGTTCATCGGTTGCGGACCATTCTCTATTTCGTATTCTTCAACAGCACTATGATCCATAGCATTACCAACAGTTTGCCGCCTATAACCACTGGCCGCACGAGACATATGCCCCGGTCGTTGATCCTGCAATCTAATACCTCTTACTTCACGATTGTGAAAGTCTACCACACGTCGCTTGCGCTTAATGCGATTAGGGACATGCATCCTTTCATGGAACATAGGCAAATGAGCTCGCTTTACTAAATCACGAACACCCAAGTCAGCAAACCACAACGACATAACCCTGTCAGATACAGTTCCCATAGGGAACGCAATAAGCTCATCAATCATAGGCTGAAACACTGCCGTTGTAGGCTGATTACCCCAAGGCATAGAAAACAAACCAGTCTCCATCAAAGGGGCCATAGACTCCACACCAAACTGTGGATCCCACTTGTTGCCATGTGTCTGGTGGGGCACTACACGAACGCCTCTCTTGGCCAGCTCCTGCACAAGCTCAACATCATATTGAATGATTTGAGATTGGACACCATTAGACTCTACACGCCATTCATAAATGGGATACCTGTCAGTCCACTCCAAAATCTGTTGTTTCATTTGAGGGGCTTTCATTTGCTTAACGGCAACAGAATCAATCAAATACCGTTTCTGAGTAGCAAGGTCAACGCCTAACAAAGTAAAAGCTGTAAACCCAGATCCCTTATTGCCGCCTGCAGGGTCAAGGCCAGCTATCAAACGCCAACTGGTGTCATAGTGTCCTGCTACACGACTAGTGTCTTTAGAGGCATCAATCATCTCTTCAGTAAACGAAGCACCTGCACCCGGAATGTCAACCTGCTGATAAATCAGCTGAAAGTCGGCAGGCCTCATTTCGTTCTTGTGAATAAGCGCTTGCTCATAAGGAAAGTGCTCAGGCCACAAAGTACGCTCTGTAGTTTCATCATGAATACATGGGTACTTCAAAACCTTGTAATTTTGTCTCATGGCCAGCGTAGAATAAATATCACCGGGTTGGACACGAGTTCCAATCCAAATGGCTTTACCAGAGCGCCCAATACGAGACAAAGCTTCTTTGTCAAACCACTCAAGCATAGCAGACACCCTGTCAGGGTTTCTCATATTGTCTAGCGTAGCAACGTCGTCAAATTTAATAACATCGGCACGACGACCATATATTTGCTGACCAACACCCAAAACAGCAACAGTCGGGTCTTTCTCAGCACCAGTACGATTAGAAACGTAAATCTGCTCAGAAGACCAAGTTGACTGGCCCTCAGGCTTAAAAGGACCCCAATCATCAATAAGATTAGGCCCATCCCCATATAATTCGGGGTTTGTCAGCATCTCGGTGATGCTGTGCATGAACGTCCTTGCAAAGGGCAAGGACTTGGATACCAGTAGGGTTCTTAGGTTAGGGTTACGGCAAATGTCGTATACAGTGTGCCATACCGTAACAAGTGTAGATTTAGAATGGTATGGTGGGCAGTTAATTACAACCCTGCGATAATCTCCCGTAATCGCCTCAGCCATGTCTTGATGGAATCCCGGAGTTTCGTGATGAACGCCACAGTCTGGACATATCCAGTTTTGAAAATAAGTATCGCAAAACTCGGTGAAAGTCCCGACCCTTCTTTCTTGTTTGTCAAGCGGACCGGCTTTAATGGCCTCCTGTTTAATGGACTCAACTCGTTCACTTTGTTCATGTCTAGCTTCCTTTACCTTTTTGTTTAGATGTTGGCGTGAAACGCCGAAAATTTCGGCTGCCTCTGTCTGAGTCCAGCCCTCATCTAGTACCTTAGCAACTGCAGCTTCAAAACGTCGTGCTTTAGACCATTTTTCGTACTTTTTATTCATGTCATTATATTACCCTAACTGTGGACACAGCGTGGGCGTATGGTATAGAATAACCTTACAATCTGAGAACCTTGTGAAATCGGGGGATTAGCGCCGGAGCGAAATACGCCGGTAGAAGCAGAGCTTCTGTATAGGACTAGGGTGGAACCCTACCGAAGGCGCTTCCGTGAGTAGCATGCTCAGACACATCCGTCATTGTGACAAAAGCCGGTTTGATCCCCTAACCGGTATCAGTACTATGTAAAAAAACGAACGGAACGGTACGGTACCAGGTCCACCAAAACGAAGTTTTGGTAGCTAGACATAAAATGACAGTGGAATTACTGGATCTTGACTCATGTCAGTTTGTCACCCACATCCTGTGAAGGGTTTCCTATGATGTTCCGAACCGAATCTTATGGACCCCCCTACCCCATGAACCCAGATCCAGATCATTGATCCTGAACCGTCCACCCTCCCCCCCGATCCGATCCGATCCGGCTCCCAGCGGAACCAGTACCGGACAAATCCGATCCGATCCATCCGGTCCTGAGAGCTCAAGTATTTGTCTGGCTAAGGGGGTGTTGCTGGGGACCTAGGTCGGGGTCGTGTTTCAATGTTTGTGCTCAATGTGCCTTGATTTCGCTGTGACAAGAGCCTGTGTTTGTGCTGGTCAGAGAGTTGTTTGAAAAAATCCCAACAAAAACGTTGAAAAAAGACGGATATGCGTTAAGGTATCTCATATCGGATTTCACACCGCAGATAGGTCCCTGAGCTCCGAGGTCAAGCACCAAGGGTTCAGTACCGGTTCCCTCAAGCGCCAAGGGGCGGTGATCTTGACAAACTTGATCCGAGAACATCGGACGAGTAGCCCAAGGGCTTCTGGAGACTGCTGAGGTAAGGCAAGGCGGTCAGCGACAGGAGCAGGAATTAATACCAAGGGCGAAAGTTCAAGGATTGGGGAATTGCTTCAGCCGTGGGACACACGGAGGACACTGGAGTAGCTGGCAAAACCTTGGTCTTTCAGATCTGGGAAGTAGCCGGTGCAGGAGAGTGAGCGAAAGCTGTTGACTCCCTGAGATGTTGGGCAAAGGCGATCTTCGGATCTAGAGGCACTTGGCAGTAATGCTAAACCAGCCCATCCAAGACATCACAGGGACGAGGCGAGTAGGTATCCGAAACATATTCAGTGTCACCGCCTCGGAGTATGATCGCCAGATCAAAGCAGAATTGAGACCAGCCAATTATCCAGCTGGTGACTGATGACAGTGGAGGCTTTCCTCACCTCAGTTTCGGTACTGTGTGCCGACGCTCCTCCTTGTCTCAATGAGTCTGTGAATTAACACACTGATGAGGGCCCCACTCTGGGGCTCAAGAAACTCACATGCAGGAGGACAGCATGGCAATCACAATCACATTGTATGTACTGATTGGCCTCAACCTAGGGTGGATAGCCCTAGGCTGGGAAAACCGGTACGGAGTAAGTAATTTGACGAAGCTTCAGGATCGCTGGAGCTTGTTCAAGAACCGTGATCACTTTGGTGATCAGGACTACCGATAAGATCGGCAGGGGAGCTCGTGACTCCCCAGTCCACGATCTAGGGACTAGCCCTAGGCAACAATGGAGGAGGATCCATGAACCGTAAATTTAAACCACATGCAGAAGCAATCGCCGACATGCTCATGCTTCATCTAGAAGCTATGCAACCATGCGGAGAACAGAGCCTTTGGTCATTCGTCAAAGAGCAGACAGTTCTTCGTGATTTCAACGACAACTCACTTGTTGAAGTGACTCGTGAGAAGTTTGATCAGGTGCTAAGCATCCTCGTTGAGAAGGGGCTTGTTAAAGGCGACGATGACGAAGGTTACTGGGCTGTCTACTACGACAGGGCAGTGCAAGGTCCTGATGGCTACTACCGTGGCGACCGCATCACTGCATATCAAGAGCACATGGCCAACGTATACGTTAGCTCGTATCAGCTGTTCTCAGAGTTCAGGAACTAGCCTGCTGGGGAGTGCAATGCTCCCCTACTCACGATCGGCAACAGTGCCGACAACAACCATGGAGGAGGATCCATGAACAACCAAGCAATAATCAACGAAGCAACCAAGCTAGGAAATGCCAAGGTCGGGACTGGTGAAGTTCAAGCACGAGCATTGGAACTAGAAGCTGAAACTGGGCTTATCTTCAGTGGAAGCTCACCCCACCGAGCCATTGCTGGAACAGCGTCACACATATTCTGGACCACATACCATGAGGTCAAGAATGAAGCCTTCCGAGTATCTGGAAACAAGAGCCGAAAGCTCACACCAGAGCAGGTAGCACGAGCTAAGGAAATCATTCAAGCTCAACGTGATGAAGAGTTCAGTCACCTAGTCTGGAAGTATCAAACAAGGAGCTACTACTCACGAAGCAATCCAGTGCCTACAAGCACATTGCGACAGTGGGCAAACTCAGGCACCGACATGAGAAACCATTACTACCTCAGGCACGCTCTGAGGCAGGCAGGTGAGCTCTAGGGCTAACCGGTAAGACCGGCAGGGAGTTCATGACTCCCTAGTCCACGATCAGGGAACTGTCCCTGACACAACCATGGAGGAGGATCCATGACAACAACAGAAACACCAACAAAGAAAGCAACCACATTCCAGATGCGAGTGACCATGGTTGTGGAAGTAGATGCAAGAGCTTGGGCTGACTACCACCAAGTAGACATCGGGCTTGACCAAACACTCAAGAGTGCAGTGATAGAAGATGTAGCTGACTACTTCAATGATGAAGATGCCATGAACAACAAGATGGGCGAAGCATTCACACTGCTAGCCAAGATCGTCTAATGGCGAGCTCTGACCGGTAAGACCGGCTCCCAGTTCACGACTGGGCAGAGCACGATCTAGGGATTCACCCTAGGCAATTATCCATGAGGAGGACACATGGCACAAGCAATAAGATATGAAACAATGACCAATGTTGATGGACGGAAATACGACGTAGAGTTCGGAGGACCAAACCATGCACCATGCTGGATCATTGATGTCTGCAAGTCACATTCACCTGAAGAGGTTCACGATCTCATTGACGAGAGAGATGGCGACTTCAGTGACGAAGGAGTGCAAATGCCTCTCCTTAAGCACAATGGAGAGTACCTGTACCCATCTCGTGAAGACCCAGCAATATGGGATCCACGAGAAGACGAGTACGGCTACTGCTTCGTATGTGGCGAAGAGCTAACGAGCTAACTGGTAAGACCAGCTGGGGGTTCATGACCCCCTAGCTCACGATCAAGCAACAACGCTTGACACTATCCATGAGGAGGAATCATGGGAATATCATTAACACTAGAAGAAATCATTGAGAACATTGACGAAGCTCAATCAGAAGCTCTAGGAGCTCCTGACGAAGAGTACTACACCGAATGGTTAGAGACTCTGGAGTGTGGCGACGTTCATCAATCAGTAGTTGACTTCAAGGGTAGCGAGAAAGACAAGCTCCACCTTGAGAACTACATCACGCAAGCTCTAACCAGCTTGTACGACCTGTCCTAATGGGTCGCCCTGTCCGATTAGTCGGCACCGGATTCATGATCCGGCAGGGCACGATCGGGAACTATCCCGACATAACACCATGAGGAGGATACATGGGAGCAATGACAGCAAACGGACTCAAAGAAGGTGATACATTCATGTATAACCAAGAGCGAGTAACGATTGAGAGAGTACTGGAACCTAGAGAGTGGTTAGATTCTGGTACGGTTTTCTTTCACTACGAGACCGACGAGTACTGCGGATGTATTGATGGCAAGATCGCCAGAGATGCGATAGTAACGCTCGTCTAAGCTCATCGCCCTGACCGGTAGGACCGGCACCGAGCTCACGACTCGGCAGGGCACGATACCGGTAACAATGCCGGTACACTAACCATGAGGAGGAATCATGGAACTATACAAAATAACCATAACGGCTACACAAGAAGCCGGACTGAGTAAATCAGTTCAGGAAGCACTGGGCGATGTTCACGTCGCACTCGGTGACGGAGCGATTGACTGGAAGGAAGACACTGTGACTTCCCCTAAGGTCGTTCACGTTGACGGTAAACCAGATGCTTACAAGGATGGTAACAGAATGGTGGACTTGTCCACTGTGGCTAAACCCATCCGTGTCTATCCTGACCGTGCTGTCTATCCTGACGGAACAGTAGTACCTCGGAGCGATATTAAGAAACAGATCGTTCCGACCTATGATCCTGTTCAGGCTATTCTGGAGGGTAACTCATGAGTGACGGCTTTTACGACGACTGGATCGCCAGCGATGACACAAGCGATCACTACGATCCCATCCAAGCACATCTGGAGGGTCAGCTTGAAGAGCTTGAACGTGAACGTGAGCGTCTAGCTTTACTTAAAGTAGAAGCTAGAGAGTTAGAGCGTAAAGTTCGTGAACAGCCATTCACTGCTGTTTACGTCTTCGATCTTAACGAGCCAGATGATGAGTAAGCGAACCAAAAGCATACTCATGGGGCTAGTACTCCTAGCCTGCATCATTGTCACTGGCAAGCTTGAGCACGACGCTTTATGCGCCGGACATTATGGTGAAATTGAGCCACATTGGTCATGCGACTGAAAAGTCCGACTTGACAGAGTGTGATAATGTATTGGTAGGACCTTGGGTTAAGCCCACGCCGAGTTCGTGACTCGGAGGTCCACGATCAGGGAAACTCCCTGACTGCCAGAGGAGGAACTATGGCAAAACTAACAAGAAGGAAACGAGCTAAATCCAGAGGAGCCTATCACTGGCTACCTGAGGACAAGCGACCGATTCACCTTGAGTCATTCAAGGTTGAAGGCTTCCGATACCCATTGGAAGTAGGACGTGTGTTCAGGGCTAAGGACTACGATGGACGAGCTCGTGGCTATCACACCGTGAAGTACATTCAACAGCTACACGATGGAACGATTGAGATCCATACCAGCTGGAGAAGCACACGGCTACTGACTCCCAACAGCAAGTCTCAGCTAGAGTGCAAGCGACCGGAGCATGTGACTGCCATCACCAAAGAAGTTCGGATCTGATTACGTCCCCTCGGATCCGACAGCCCTGACCGGTTAACGACCGGCTCCCAGAGCGAGACTGGGCAGGGCACGATCCATGGGCAATCCATGGACATGACTCATAGAGGAGGACACTATGAGAGGTAAAAAAGATTATGACAATCAACAGCAGATGGTCTACACTGCAGAGCGGAGTGTGGACTGGGGTGCTTTTGGTGGTAAGGAAATGCTAGGCGACCTAGAGGACGTTTGGGAGTTCGTTACCAGACTGACTCGCAGGCAATCGTTTGCGAAGAAGTACCCTAGGCTCCATCGTCGTCAAGGATCAGTAAAGATGAAGCCATGGAGGTACACACCTTATGGAAGGCATGTTTACGTTCAAGGCATTACCAGCAATGGATCTCGTGGGATCAAGATCACTCCACGAGCATCCGGTGGATGTGCCAACGATGAAGAGATCAGCTTATCCAAATGGGCAAGACAGAAGTACGTTGTCTTGCACGAGCTGGCTCATACTGTTGACTACAGTGAGAATGGTCGCCCAGACTTTATGTGGCACCAAGGTCACGGATGGCAATTCTGTGCCATCTATCTTAATCTTGTGGGCATGGCTCTGGGAGCTGATGCCAAGAAAGCATTGCGACAAGCATTCAAGGACAACAACGTTAGATACCTACGTCCTCAGGGTGCGAAGAACCAGTGCCCTTGGGATCCGAAACCAGATAGGACATGGTACACATGAGCCAAAGGACTGACCGGCTAACGACCGGCACCGGATTCATGATCCGGCAGTCCACGATCGTGTCACAATGGCACGGCATAATTCATGAGGAGGAAATCATGAACAACTTTATAGAAAACCACATCGGCACATTTGCTACCGATGAACATATCCAAACGGAAGAGGACGAGTTCCCTCTTGCGCCTACCTACACGTTGCCAGATGGCAGAGCTATCGTGTTGGACTTTAATGTCCACATGGCAACTGAGAGAGGCGTAACGGTGAACTGTTACATGTACCACTATCCTGATAGGAGATCAGTTCCATCTGGGCAGAGCGCTTACCGAGATGAAGCCAACCTGTACAACATATTTGTACCGTTGGACTTGATACTTAGTCATTGCGATATGTCACAAGTAGAATACAAGATGACCGAGGAGGAAGCATGATGAATTTTCAAAAAGAAGTACATCACGAAGATGCAGAATATGGAGAGATAGTAACAGCCATCTTTTCATATGAGGGTAGTAAAGGATTGTACAAAGCAACCATTAACCGAAACATGAAATCTGGATCTGTATGGAGATATGAAAGCGGCTGGGAACACCTTTTCGCCTATGAGAGAAGCTTCACGAAAGACATGGACATCAATGATTTGATGGAAGGTACTGATCCTTTACATTTTCACCTTGTCGGGGGACTCAGAGATGAGTAGCGGATACGCAGTCAGACCGGTTAGCCGGTCTGACTGTGAACCGTTCATCCTTGAGATCCACTATGCCAAGAGGTTCCCAAGCGTCAGCTATCGGTTTGGTTTGTTCCACGACGAAGAGCTCGTTGGTGTCGTCACCTACGGTACTCCTTTCTCATCAACATTGAGGAAGGGTATCTGTGGCGAAGGATACGAGCTTGACGTACTGGAGCTCAACAGGCTTGTGCTGAAGTACAATCGCCCTAACGAGGCGAGCAGGCTCGTGGGTAAAAGCCTCAGGCAATTACCCAAGAACAAGATCATCGTGTCCTATGCCGATACGGCACAGGACCACCTTGGTGTTGTGTATCAGGCTACAAACTTTCTGTACTCTGGGCTTAGCGCCAAGCGTACAGATACAGTCGTGGCAGGCAAGGAACATCTACACAGTCAATCTGTGGTAGACGAGTTCCGAGGCCAGCCCAACAGAGCGCAGTTAATGCGTGACAAATATGGTGATGCTTTAAAGACCGTTCAACGGCCTCGTAAGCATCGCTACGTCTTCTTCCATGGCGATAAGAAATGGAAGAAACAGGTGCTGGAAGATTTCCGGTATCCTATTGAAGATTATCCTAGAGGAGGATGATATGAGCAATGAAGAAACAGTAACCCAAACTCTTAGGCAGACATGTAGGGAATGCTTGAAACCATTCACAGTAGACGTGCCTATAAAGCTTTGGAGTCAATACAGGGATGGGGATGTCAACATTGACGAATTGTTCCCTGTCAATGAATGGCACTGGAGCGACAGGGAAATTATCATACAAGCGCAACGAGAGCATCGTAAAAAAGGGTGGAATTGGTTTTACTTGTGTGAGCACTGCATGGTTAAAGCTGGTCTGGCTGAACCCCATGAAACCAAAAGAGGGGTTGGGATAGTGTGAACTGGAGAGAACAAGCTTTGTGTAAAAATGAGGATACGTCTTTCTGGTTCCCTCATGCACCTACGCCTAAGGGTGGAGCTCCTAACAGGACCAAGATGAGGCGTGCGATAAGCATATGTGAATCTTGCCCTGTCAGGAGAGATTGTTACGAGACTGCCATCCGTGACAATGAAGAAGGCATCTGGGGCGGTCACTGGTTTAGGAAGACTAACCGTGGGAAAAACCAGAAGGTTGTGACATTAGCCTGAAATATGCGCTATCATATAGTCATGACTGAGAGACAAGAGCCGGAGCTTTTAGACGATTATACCGTTGAAGGCTTATTCGGTGGTAGCTGGGTAGTTCGGCATCGGGATAAAACCGTTGCCGTCTACCGGCTCAAACAGGATGCCATGAGGATGGCAGACCAATTAAAAGTGAGTACAAGAGATGGATGAGCATGTGCCTGTAGTGGGTTTGTGCGAAGTGTGCCACAGGGCAGTGCGTCCTGTTGAACCATTGAGCTCACAGGAAGTTAAAGGCTGGCGTAAGTTTGACACGCACGGGAAGCCTTTATCAGTAACAAAGATCGTGCCGACAGGCAGAGTGTTGTGCGGTCATTGCACAACATTAGACAAAGACCAAGGACGGTTATTTTGAGTAACAAGAACGAATTGATAGAAGCATTAGGATTAATGCTTGAGAAGAAAGTCATCAAAGGTTTCCATCAGGCTAGGGACCCTGAAGATAATACCGTTAGATGGGTTATTGCCGACAACGACGGCAATACTTTGTATTTTCGTACAAATGAAGCACAGGCACTCGTAAAGGGTGCTATGCTGAGTATGACCAGATGATCCCCCCGATCTACGGTCTTGCCCGACGGAGGGTAATGAGGTTGTCCTCCTCCCTTCACTTACAACTGTGTATCCATTGTAGGAGTTTATTAGTTCATACAATGAGTTTAAGTGTTCCTCCGTCGGGCATCCATTCGCTAACTAAGGAGAGATATGAAAACTAGAGAACAATGGAAAGCACTACCAGCAAAGAGAAGAGTCCCTTTAAAGCCCAAGGCTGTTAAAGGTATCTGTATCCACTGGGGCGGTGTTAAAGCGCCCAGTAAGGGTGAAGCCACATGGCGTGCCTACCAGAGGTACCATCTCAATTCGATGGGCTACTACGATCTCGCTTACAATTTCGGTGTAGATTTAACCGGACAGATTTTTGAGGGAAGAGGCATGACCATAGAGAACGGTGCCAATGGAGGCATCTTCCTCAATAGGCAATACATTGCCGTGTGTGCGATCATGGGACCATCCAATACCGTCACACCAGAGCTCATAGAAGGGCTCAAGAAGGTCATAGGCATGATTAGGACTCATTACCCTCATGCAACGAAGCTCAAGGGTCACAGGGAGCTTAAGAAAGCTACTAGGTGTCCGGGGGCAGAGCTCCAGAACCTTATTGAGCAGGGTAAGCTAGAGCCCAGAGTCGCCCCTGATGTAGCCCCAGTGAAGTACGAGGTACTCAGCAAGGGAAGCAAAGGAGTAGAAGTTAAGCGCCTACAGAAGGCTCTAAGGAAGATAGCCGTTGACGGAGATTTCGGACCTAAGACGGAGCGTCGCCTTATTCGTATACAAAAAGATCTTTTTCCTTTATTGGGAAAAAATCTTGGAACTTGCAACGAAGCCACTTGGAATTATGTAGAGTGGACGGAGGGGCTGTTGTCACGAAAATAATATCATGCAATCACGTTACGAGAAAATAAGAGCATACGCACAGGAAGGGTTTATCCCAGCCGAGATTGCAGATCTAGTGGGCTGTAGCAGACCGCTCGTTTACAAGGTGCTCAAGGAGCACGGCATAGCGATTCCTAGGAATCCTAAATGGCCGAATCCCTTAAGCACTAAGCAAAAGACAAAGATCTTAGAGCTACATAACAAAGAGCTAAGCATCCGAGAGATACAAAGTGTCACAGGTGCAAGCTACTATCAAGTCAGAAGACAAATCAGGAGGATTAAACAATGGCAATCGTCAGACAATCAACAATAGGAAGCTTCGGGAAGTGCTCCTACCAGCTTAAGCTGGGAAGAGACTACGGATACCGGACATCAATCGTCCGAGTGTTAGGCACTGCCATCCACAAAGGGATGGAAGTGTATTACAACGACCGGAAAGACACAGGCAATGTGCCCAAGCTCACTGTCAAAGACTACGTTGAAGCAACGATACAAGAATTTGATGATGAGATAGGCAAATCTGAGTCAATGAACTGGGCATTCCAAAATCAAACCAAATACAAGGACGAGCTAATCCTTGACAGGGACACATCTATCGCAATGATGAAAGAATTAATAGAGATGTATCATGAACACAAATGGTACTACCCAATGGACTGGGAGATCAGAGGAGTAGAAGACTCCTTTAACATTCCCCTACCAGACGATGTGCACACAGCACACGGCACGATGGACCTAAGGATGATTGACCCAAGAGGTCAGCTCATTTGCGCTGACTTTAAAACGTCCAAAGATTTCCCAACCAAGTCTAAATGGTCAGCTAAAGAAACAGCTCAAGCCGCATATTACACATGGGCAGGAGCTGTCATGGAAGGTGTAGATCCCAGTGCGATAAGGTTTTTCTTTGACGTACTGAGCTGGAACCCAAAGAAAGCAGGCCGAGGTAAAGAAGTAGATCAAACCGCACGCTTTGAAAGATTTGAAGAATCACGCACAAACGAGCAAGTTACTGCTACACTAAAGCATGCACAAATAATCGGTGACTTAATGGACAAGGACGCTTACGCTCCCAACACACAAGGTTGGTGGTGTAGCAAGAATTTCTGTGATTACTGGAACGAATGCGAGTTCGGAAAAGTGTACGCAAACAGTTCTCTAAATTAGAGACCAACAATGAGATACCATGGAGGTAAAAATTATGTTGGACCCAAAAACAGCCAGTATAGTGGCACAAGTTGCAGCCAAGGCAGCAGCTGAGCTCTATTCAGGCACAGGCAATGAGGAAGGTTATATGATAGCCGTTGAAGTAATCCATAACGACTTACTTAGTCGCATGGACCTTGGCGTATCTACACCAGCCCCACAATTAACATCAGTTAACACTGCAGAGCAAGTAGCTCCTGTAGTGCAAGCTGTGGCAAACATCAAACAAACATTTCCTAATGCTGAAGATGTTAGCCCTAACCCACCTAAGCCCATCACTGGATCTTCTAAAGCTGAAGACCTCTGGCATGATGCGGTTTACCATAACCCAGCTGACTACAAAGTATGGAACACTCCTAAGAGCTCCATGAATGGTGGAACGTCACAAGACGTACAGCATGAGACAGTAGTTAACGGCAAGGGCTACAAGCATGGCTTCTGGCTAGTATCTGGCAAGGACCCTAAGCTTTCTGCACCTTACTGGGTATGGAAAGGTCTCAATCTTGAGGCCGAATATCAAACTAACCTTGCTCAGGGCAAGGTGGTCTAATGTTAAGAGACCTCAATGAGGTCTCTGAGGAACTTAGCCAGTGGGCAGTGTCGGATCATGTCCGCATTCCCACTGGCTTTAGTTTTTTTGACGACCGTACGAATGGGGGGATTGCGCCGGGTCAGCTGATGTTCTGCCTAGCTAGGACAGGGGTCGGTAAGACTTGGTTGTTGGTTAACATTGCTGTCAATGTTCCGCAAGTACCTACAATTATATTCTCCTTGGAGATGCATGGACGCTACATCATGGAGCGTCTGGCATCGGTGCATACAAACACACCCACCAAGCAGATAGAGAAAGAGCTCAGGGCAGGCAATCGCTCTCGTGCTCTTGATGAAACTTGCCGTGACTATCCTATGTTGATGGTGGAAGATGATCCAGACATCACTGTGGGAGACATGGAAGCAGTACTAGAGAAGTATGCAGAGTTGCATGAACAGCCAGCTAGGTTGATCTGTATTGATTACCTAGAGCTGATCCGAGCTTATACTGACAGCCAAATGGCTAAGGTCCAAGGCCTTGCCAGAGAGCTTAAAGTATTTAGCAGGGAGCACGACGTAGCTGTAGTGGTTCTGCATCAGGTTAAAAGAGGCGAAGCTAACGCTGGCCATAAACCTTTGGATCTCACGGATGGTAAGTTTGGTTCTGAAGAATCAGCTGACTTTGTGTTGGGCATGTATAGGCCCAGCATGAACCCTACGATTAATCAGGACCTGAGAGACTCTTTGGATAATGACATTAGGTTGCAGTTTCTAAAGACTCGGACAGGTGGAGGTATCCACCCTGAAGGTAAACAACATTATTGGAATGGCGACACCGGTAGGATAAGTGAGATAAGATTCTAACAGGCTGTTGTCACAAAAATCATATGGAGGACCAATGTCAAAAAGATATGACACACGACTCAGAGACCACGTTAAAGCGACGGTCACCATGGAGCGATGCTTAGAGATCATCGGATGGGAAGCTCCCAACAGGAGCAAGAAGATACATAGTATCTACACCAGCGACAGCACTCCGTCGCTCCACATCTATAAAGATAACTACCACTGCTATGCCACAGGCAAGAGTGGTGACGTTATCAAATTTGCCATGGATGCATTACAAGTAGACTACCATTCAGCACTAAAGATCCTGAGTGGTGGGATACAATTTTCCCCAAGGAAAATGGAGAGGAAGAAACAGCAAGAGCTTAAAGACCTTGGAAAGATCTTTAATGGCCAGCCTGTCCCAGACATGAAAGCTGAAGCTCAAGCAAGGGAGCTCATAGCTACCAAATGGCCTACGCTAACGCTTGAAAACCTCTTATCCTATGGTGTAAAGCTAACCCCCACGTCCCTGTGGGCCCCTCACACGGACAGTAAAGGGATCATTAGAGGCATTAAGATACGATCCATACCATCTGGTAGCAAGTACTCAGTAGATGGATCAAACTATTCTTCACGCCTATACAGGGTGAAGGAAACTCACCCAAGTTCAGAGACTCTCCTCATATGTGAGGGAGAGTCAGACCTATGGTGCTTACAGAAATGGATAGACGACCAAGGACACACATCTACAATGAGTGTCCTGTCCCTACCATCAGGAGCATCAATGTGGAGAGACAACTGGACTGAAGAGGTAGAGAACTGGGGCCACGTCGTCATGCTCCTAGACAACGACGACGCAGGCAACAAAGCAATGGATAAGATACAGGACAACTTAGGTTCAAGCCTAGTAGAGAGACCTGACATCCCTGAAGGAAGAGTTGCTGAATCAATGGCAACAGGATGGAATCCTTTGTGCTAATATAAAGGCATGGCTAATCCAAGCAAAGCTAAAGGAACGAAGTTTGAAAACGAACTTCTACTTAAGCTACGTCTGGTTTGGCCTGAAGCCGACAGAGCTAAGGCCAACAACAAGTCCAACGACTTTCATGGTGTTCCTTTCCCTGTAGAAGCAAAGCACAGAAAGAGCTGGGCCATCCCAGCATGGTGCAGAGCACTACAAGAGGTATCCGATGATGGTCGCTGGGCTTTGGTCGCAGCTGCAGGGGATAGAAGAGCTGCCACTGCGCCACCAACAGTAATGGTGTTGCCCCTAGAGTTCGGCATTAACCTACTCAAGGAGAAATATGGCAACATACCAGAGAACAGCACAACAACGGAAGCTTGATAAGCAAAGGAGTGAAGGGTACGAACACTTTGTGTCGTCCCAAATCACACGTCCACTTCTTACGAGATTCAATGCTAAAGATGACCTAGATATTTACACCCCCGGATGGTACATTGAGATCAAGGAAAAGCATTCCAAGATGACCAACAGATGGCCCATCCCAGAGGGATGTGAAGAACGTAACGCTTTCATAGTGGACGAGCTCTCCATCAGGAGAGCGATGAGACACTACCCTCAAGTGTTCTTCCTACTAAGAGACAACGTAGACAAAGAGAACCCACGAGTATTCATAGTCCCCATCTGGGAAATGATAACTCTTCCTAAGAAGAGGGTAAACAGAGAGGGAAACACAGGCCACAAGAAAGGCAAATGGATCGTTGACCTAACGTTATGCACTCGTCTAGCCCATGAGAAAGACGCACAAGAATACTGTGATCATGCTATGGTAAGTACCCCATGGCTGAACAGTGAATGCCTAGGAGAAGGAGTTAACAACGTATGACTATCATAGGATTAGGATCACGAGCACAGGTAGGCAAAGATACCTTAGCTGATAACCTTTTCTATTCTAAGGTAGCTTTTGCAGACGGAGTGAGAGAGCTGGCCCTCAAAGCCAACCCTATTATTGGTGGTGGCATGCCACTTAGTGATTTCGTTAACGTGCAAGGCTGGGAAACAGCCAAGCAAACAGCTGAGGTTAGAACTTTCCTACAAAACCTAGGCCAAGGAGCTCGTTTAGTAGTAGGAGAAGACGTTTGGCTTAAGATAGTAATAGCTAAAGTCAAAGAGCTACAGAAGGACAAGGCCGTGAAAGGTATCGCAGTCACAGACGTGCGATACCCTAACGAGTTCAAAGCTATTAAAAAGCTTGGGGGGATTATGATCCGCATTGACCGTGAATCAGCTCCCAAGCTATCTCACCCTAGTGAAGATAGCCTTGACGATGCCGACTGGGATGCGGTGGTTGAAAACAATTTCACCATTCCATATCTAGTGGACAGAGTTAGGGCAATCATTGATGAGAGAGATAATAGTTAACCCAGACATAATTAATTCTATATTTTCACATCCTGAAATAGAAGATCATCCTTTAAAAGAAAAGATCATTGAATTAGTTGAAGCCCTGCCACAGAAACAAAGAGATGTAGTAGAACTTATTGTCTGGGGCCAGATGACTAAAGTTGATGTCGCTAAAAAGCTTGGTTGTTCTCGTTCATACGTTCATAAAGTATGGAGAACAGCTAAAGAAAAGATGAAACATGAACTGCTGTGAAACTATAACGCCATGGGGTAGATGTGTTCAGCCCAAACACGGAGCTTACAACTACTGCTACTACCATTTAGCTCAATCAGTCAGAGACCACACTAACGATGACGATTACTACCACAAGAAAATAGCTACAGGCCTCCTCTCTCCCACCGGCCACTATCTCAGCTCATCTGAGATAGATGCTATGTTTGCAGGGAGACCAAGAAACGACGGTCGTAGGTTAGATAAGTACACGTCATGACTGGGATGAATCAATCCCAGCCTCAAGTGATTGCATGGCAACACTTTCTGTCTTCAGAAACAGAACAAGCGTCCCTGCACAGGGTACCAGTAGAGCAGTTCATACATGACTGCGACATGGAAGCGTCGTGTATGTGTGGGCCTGCGTTAGTTGTAATAAGGTTAGATGACATCCCTGTCACAGTGAGCCAGCACTTCCCATTAGATGGAACATACTATGACGAGGAACATGTAGGCCAGCTACTGGCAGGCCTATACAACGACGATGAAGATTACTTCCCTGAGTAATCCAATGCACCCTTTTTAGCGAACACAGAAGGATCACCTGTCTTAGCGAACTCCTCCATCTTAGGATTAGTAGAGTGCTCACCGGTAAAGCCTTTCCACCTTAGAGACTCAAGAGTCTCACGAGCTTCCTTAACGTCGTAAGCTTTACTGCAAATAGGGCACCAGATATTACCGTCGCTCTCCAAATTGCAGTGAGTACAGAATTTCATTTCTTCTTCTTCCTCTTTACCTTACGAGTAGTAACACTACCATAAGAAGAGGTAAGAGGTACGTTACCCTCAGGCACTAGTACTTTTTTTTCTTTTTCTTTTTAGGTGGACGGCCTCTCTTGCGACCGTAGGTACCTTTACCGGATGGCACTATAGTTTCTCCAATTTACTGTTCCATTCAGCAACTGCATTCTTCAGCACTGACAGTCCCGATGCAACTGCCGAGACTGCAGCAGCACGAAGAGTTGAGCAATCCGTTACCATCCACACAGCAAGAAAGCTCTGTAGAGTCGTGGCAACAGCACGTTCTAACACGTTCACCCATAGTATTTCCTTTGCTTTAATTAATGTTGTCATTTGTTCTCCATGTGCCACTCAATGTGGCCATCTAATCTTGTTTCAATGCGCTCTGCGCTTTCACCTAGGTTATCTAGTTTAACCTCAGTAACACCATGTTGCATACTGTTCTCTTCCCTGAGGTCAGCTATCTCTCCTAAGATCTTTCCGAGCCTTGATCGGCTCCCACGAATCTGTGCCACCACTGCTGTAATGATTGTTCCCAGTAAGGCAAAGCCCCCTGTGACAATCGCAGCGATAACACCGTCAGTCATTAGCTCGCCTTTCTCAGTGTTACGGTAGCTAAAAGTCTCAGCTGTTGTGTGCTGGTAGAAGAACTGTATATCATGTTTGCTCCTATCTCAACTGACTCGCAGTCGTAAACAGAACTGCCACCTACAAGGTGCCAGTCAATATCTTGAAACTTTACACGTTGCTGAACCAAGTTCGTCAACGTCCTTGCCCTAGTAGCCCCTGCACCGTTTCCATTCTCTGGTAAAGGGGCACCGTTTAACCCAGTTAACTGATCGCCACAGTCTATACGAATCTGAACCACCTCATCCTTAAGGCCTATAGGATGGTACATGGCTTGCAAGATAGACATCTTAGGAGCTGTTGAACCAGATGATAAAGCTAACGTAGCTTTTAACGCTATGGTTTTACCTATCTTGGCTATGTCAAACGTCTTGCTTTTAACACCAGCAGAGTTTAATGTGCCTGCATCCGTCCATGAACCTTGATTGTCAAGAGAATAATGAACTTGAATTGAACCGTTAGTAGGGATAGGGTCGGCCACTACGACTGCTTCATCAAAGACCTTATCCAGTGCGCTAGCACCGTCGGCTATAGAAGTAATAATGTTGCCAGAAGTAACATAAGATGACGTGTCCACACGGTACACGCCCTGACCCTGAACCGTCATGACAGGCAAGCCCTGCCATATGTTAATAGTTTCTATGTCTCCATCGGCCCCTGTCTCATACCATTTGGCATACCCACCAGTGGGTAGGTACACGGCACCGACACCTGCCTTAGAGTTAGACATAGTTTTCCAAGAAAAGTATAGGAAGTCACCAGATGTGGCAAAACCACCTACCTTATGATTAGCTGATGTCCCTACAGGAGCTAGTTCAGCTACAACAGTAGCTATTAAAGCACCACTCTCGTTAGGGACAGCTTGCATTAGTATCGTCTGCCCCTTGCTCGCTCCCTCTGGCCTGTACGCACGAATAAAAACATACCCTCCTGCTGTATCAACAGCAGTAGGAACTAACCCTGACGGTAGTTCAAGAGCTTGAAAAGGATAGTGCTGGGCACCTGAGTCATTAAGGCTCATGTCCCAACCCCAGATAGCCCCGTCAGAGCCGGACTCAACTCCGAAATAAACAAAGCCAGCAGATTCACCACCTAGGTGAACTGTTGAACCAACTGGGAAAGTAATGTGACCATTAGTTCTTTCCTCCCCACCTGTCTGATTAAGTGTGGTAAACACGTTGGGCGTAGAACCTGAGCTCTTTGAAGCTGCACAGATTCTACCTCCAGCCCATTTAACTTTGTAACAATCAATCGTAGACCAGTTAGCTGCCGGATCAGACGTAGTTCCCCTCAGCACAGCAGCTCCTGTAGCTGCATACCAGTACTGGCCATCAGAAGTAAGGTCTGTAATAGTAACAGCACCAGAACCATCAGTGATACTCAGAGCAGTTTCAGTTCCTCCGGGGGTACTTACATGCTTCAATGCCGATGCCCCTGTTTGAGTGTACAGCACAGTACCCACAACAGTAGACCTAGCAGAAGCATAAGTATTATCCACCTCTTCAGTAGAAGCTGTATTCAGTAACGTTATTTCACCCTCAGTAGTAAACGGATCAATCCCCTCAGAAGAGTAGAACATGGTGCCGTCACTGGTGGCACGGTTAAGCCATCGTTGGCCTGCGCCACCGGTAGCGTCTGACAAAGACGCAAAACTGTATCGTTCTATGGCCTCAGAAAAAGGCGTGTTAGTAGTAGCTAATCTTTCAGGGTCAAGAGGCACGACTTGCTTTTGGTAAGCTGACTCTTGAGGAGAGTCAGCGAGCATGTATCCCACGCCATTAATCCCCACCTGATAAATGTTACCAACAGATTCAAGGTCATCGTAATCAAAGACATCATCAATGTCTACGTCTATTACTACAATGTCCTCTGCTGGCGTAGTCATTAGTGGCTCCTTATACCGTAATCATTTTTCAGCTGAACTGAAAGCTTATACTTTGAACCACTACTAAACGTAAAAGGTATATCGTATGATGTGTCAGTGCTCACGACCCAGCCAGAGTCGCTCAACACATTGTCAGTAGCGAACTCTTTGACCATGACCCTGTACTCTTGCTGTGTTTCCCCTCCTGCTAAAGACCATGCAACTGTTTGACCGGTGGCACCAGTGATAGTAATAGCCCCACCTGAAATTGTGACACCCTCAAGGGTGGTCACTGTACAAGCAGCATCGCCCCAAGCATATGCTATGGCCGATGAATCACCCTCAGCCTCATACCTACTAATAGCAGCATGAGAGCTGTACTCATCTGAGCGCACATCAACCTGCCAAAAAACGTTAGCACCGGCCCTAGCAGGAATGCCCTCTTCATCAGTATCAACCACAAAACTAGTATCAGTACTGTACTGGTAGCCAGAGTCATAATAAACTGTTGAACCACCGGCATTGTTTTGTGCACGGACACGGAAAGCATGTTGGGCATCGCCCTGTCCTTGCCCATACGTCCATGTCACAGTGCTATTAGACTCACTGTTCTTGCTATTGCTTGCCGACACACTGGTAACAGTGGGTGAATCGTGTATAGGCCTACCGGCCACACCGTTTACCCCTATTGAGTTCCCACCTATACGCATAGTTGCGTTTGATAAATTCGTCATACATAATCCAATTCAATGGTTAACGTAGGCTTGTTAGTGTCGCTATGCCCATTAAACGTACTGTATGTAGTGTCCTGACCACCACCGGGGGAAGAAGCAAACGAAGATGTCCTGTTGGCCATCCACAATTCCTTGGTCCCTAGTTGTGCAGCCGTTGCTGCTGCAAACGTTAACGTTTGGGATTCATTGTAGTTCCACCCAAGCGCATTTAAATCAGATGCAGCAATAGTCGTCATGTTAGTGGTATTGATGTCGTCGTCTGCGTCGCCAGAGCCAATAGTGCCATCGTAATAACCTAAATAAAGACTCTCTGTATTGCCAGTAGCACCAATGGGGTTAAAGCCTGCACCTGATTCCCTATATAGGGTGAGGGTGCAACTATTTATGACTGTCCTTTCAGCAAGATGGTTGGCTAACGTGTCAGCAGAAACAGACGTGCCGTCAGCTGCTGTAGCAGAGTTCGTGTTGTTTCCAGTAACAAACGATACTAAACCAATGTGGTCACCGTAGTCCCAGCTTCCTATTCGTAGATCGCTTGACCCACGCCAGCCTCCTTGCCTCCAAGAATTGGAGTCAACAGCTTGGAACACTAGCGTGACAGCATTAGATTTATTCCAAACAGTCTGCCAATTACTACCATCATAGTATTGAACCTTAGTCGGGTTAACCCAGTTACTACCGTTGTAATACTTGAAAGCTGTACCGTCAGCTACAGTAGTCCATGCAGAACCGTTGTAGTATTTCAACGTAGCCATTAGGTATCAATCCAAATGTCGCCTTTGACTCCATCTGAATGGCCATCAGTGTAAGGCGCATCAGCTTTAATATAAATAGTAGCCCCAGCATCAGCGCCACTCTCCACACTGTATTGCAAAAACTGATGCACAATAGCGCCAGAAGTCATAAGAGAAGCATCATTATCTACAAACGTTTCAACACTTGTCAAAACATCAGTCAAACCCTGACCATCAAACGTAAACGTGTCACCATCCTGAAGAGTTAAACCACCATTAGCTGTAAGTAAACCAGTTACATTAATAGCGCCTTCAGCAGCTATAGTCGTAGCCCTTAACCGCATATTGTGTAACTCATGCCCACCTGTTCTTGGCCCTAGAACCATTTCACCATTGTCAGGAGCCTCAAACCATATTCGTGAATTAGCTGCTCCTCCACCTGTAGTAGTGTTATCAGCGTAAATTTTGTAGCCCTCAGCAAAAGTAATTTGAAGATTGCTTGAACCAGCAGTACCAGAAATATCTAAAGCGCCGTTAAGGTCAACGTCACCATCTATATTAACTTCAGTAGAAGCGTTTAAATCAATCGTTGGCGCTGTTAAATCTAACGTAGTGCCAGCATCTATGTTTAGATGCCCATCAGTAGCAGCCTGAATCTTCTCGCCACCAGCAGCATCATAAAAAGAAATCTTAGTATCAGCAGGGAAAACCAGCTCATCTGCTGACGCATCCCACCACATATAATGACCATCAGAATTACCAAAAAACTTGACATCATGCCCAGCAGTATTGGCACCGACAGTGACATCGCCGGTAAAGGTCGTACCATCCTTAGTAGCAAAGTTAGTAATGTCCTCTTCAATAAGAGCAGCTACCACTTTACGACCAGAGTCCCACACTTGAGCAGTGGTACCATTTTGAGAACGAGCAATGGTTATGTCATAAGGACCAGAACCAGATATTGCAGTTCCTTTAACTATCTCAGGAGCATGCTCAGCTCCTTCAGGATCAATCACAAAATAAATGTGTTTACTGCTGAAGTCAGAACTAACAGGGACAGTTGCATTAGTCGCAAAAGTAACAGACATACTTGTTGTGCCTGTCCCTGCAATGCCACTTGCTAATGTGCCCTCTACGAAATTTTTATATACTCTAGTCGTCATATTATTACCTTATAGAATGTGGGGGATCTTACGGAACGTGCGATACTTCGGAACATACTGAAGACGCTTAGCATCATCAACACGGCGATACACCTCGCCCCAAAGCTCCCTAGCCCAACGCAAGTTCACGCCTTGACGCATGGCAGCTTCCTGATTCCATTCCTCAATCTTGTCAAGGTCACCACGAGTAACCTCACGACGAGAAACAGCATAAGCAGCTGCCCAAAGGGCAGGAATATCCTCAGCCCCAGTTGGTATAGAGATCGTAGATGTCTCAACAGGAGTAGTATCAGACCAAGCATAAGGAGCTTGGTAAGTAACTATCATAGAGTCATCATCGTCCACAGTAGAGGGAAGACGCAAGGCCTTCCCAGTTGAAATAACACCAGTCGGAAGGTCCTCTTCAAACTGCCAACCACCGACATCAACAATGCGCCCAGTAGATGTGACCATGTGCCGGACGGATAAAATCCTGACAGTGGTGGCTGGCATTTCAATGTATTGCTTCTTGCTGGTTCTGGTGTATGAACCAGATGAGATCGCAGGCAGATGCGTATTCATCAAGGATTTAAAACATCGCTGTATGTATACTGAGATGTCCCTCCTAGCAAAGGAAGGGTTAATCAAGAGAGTATCTGCCGTGCTGCTCGCCTCTACGTTAGTGTTCGCATAAGCACGAGCGACCGTGAAAACAGGAGTAGCATCGCTACTCTTAGCAGTGACTAGCATAAGTTCCTGCCCATTTTCCAAAATATCTGTGGCCGAAACAGACGAAGCACCAGAACCTAGGGTACAAGTAGTGTCAGTGGCATCAGCTGTTAAAGCATTAGAGCCAGTAGTTACCTGAAAAGGACGCTCGCTATTCCTATACAGAATAGAAAGAGTATCTTCAATTAATTCTTTTAGTGTCTTACTCGTTGTAGTAGCCATCTCAGTAACTACCCCTAATATGTCTCATCTTGAGTACCCTCTCCGGCCTTTCATCCTAGTAGTTGCCTTGCCAAGCCTGTACCTTTCGTTGACCTTGTGGGAAAATGCTGAATCATCCACACCATAAGGCCCTATATTGATCACAGCAATGTTTACATCCTCTGTAAAGAGGAAATCCCTATCGCTAACAGTCGTGACATCCACGCCAGTACCAGTATCAGAAGCTGTCAAAACAGCTATGATACTGCCTGCGTCACTGCCAGAACCACTATCAGTATCCACTATCGCAAGGGATAATGTCTGTGCATCAGCTCCAGATCCTGTATCAGAGCTGCTTAAAAGAGCTGCGACACTGCCAGCATCAGCACCTGAGCCTGTATCTGAAGACGATAAATCAATGAAAGGCCCACCTTCTGCCCCTGAACCGGTGTCAGATCCGCTCAGAAGGGCGATAATAGACCCTGCGTCAGCACCAGAACCTGTATCAGAACTCGTTAGAAGGGCTATAAGGGCGCTTAGATCGGCTCCTGAGCCTGTATCAGAGGACGTTAGGACAGCTGCTACGCTACCTGCATCGGCCCCAGACCCTGTATCAGCAGATGATAAGACCACAACAAGTGTGCTCGCATCAGCTCCCGACCCTGTGTCAGACGATGACAATACAGCTGCCAGTGTGGCAGCATCAGCACCCGACCCAGTATCAGAATCAGTCTTAGCAACTAGTGTTGGCCTGTAGAGGAGTGACGACCTATAGTCTGTCGCTACCGCACGATAAGCGACAGACATACTAGCTCTCCAATGAAGCTACTCTTGCTTCCAGTTCTTGTATAGCCTTAACAATAGGTGCAATAAGCTCTTCGTAACGTAAAGCTTGATCTGTAGGAGCAGGCATAGTGACCATTACTTCAGGGTCATCCTGAGAAGGTAGTTCTTCTTCTTCCCCATCAACGGCAAAATCACACCACATAGCTTGCTCACTTGCATTAGTTCCGCTTTGTGCATCAAGAATAACTTTAACTTCTTGCGCTATTAAACCTTGGTGATCCCTGACCCCATCTTTACCACCATCAGTTTTTTTCCATTTGTATTGGACTGGGCGTAAGGACTTAATAAAATCCAAGCCCAAAGGAGTATCAATAATATCTGTTTTAAGATTAACGTCTGAAGTGCTAATCGTTGAAGTGTCCGCATATAGCTGCGTCCACCTAGCAGCAGACGAACCCAAAGTCATCGCACTGTCAGTGTAAGGTCTGAACTCGCCAGAAGATTGCCTTGTCCTCCAGTTACCACCAGCCCTAGTGTACAAATACCCTGAACCTGTTACATAAATACCGCCCATAGTAGTATTAGAGCCAGTGTCACCCATATAAATAATAGAGTTAGCTCCTCCACCTGCAAGGAAATAATTGTACGCAGTAGCGTTAGTGTGTGTTTTGAACACGTTATTGCCAGCATCAGAAACATACCAGACCTCATTCCCACCAACAGAACGAGCTAAAGAGTTAGCACCATAACGATACCAGCCAGTATCGCCATCAGAACTAAACGTAAATGAAGGGTCAGTAGCACCACCATCGTCAGCTCTAAGCTCATTAGCGTCAATAATGTCAGTAGTGGTAATTTTAGCGTTCTTAAAATCAGCTATGTCATCACCAAACGTTGCCCTAACTGTTCCACCAGTGGCAATAGCTACCACAGGAACTGTTGAACCACCTGCATTATCTTCAGAGGTTAAATAAATACCAGAGTCAGTGTCACTTGCAAAAGCATACGCAGGATACGAAACAGAACCATCGGTAGCTAAAACGTAATTAATATATCCTATAGCAAATTTCTTAGCAGAAGTACCTAAATCAGTTACGTTATCATCTGCTGGGTATATAGCATCAGCATCCATTATAAGTACCGTTGTTGGAGCGTCAGTGTGATTATTTTCATAATCTGCTTCCCAACAAAGATTAATCCCACTAGCCCCAATTTCTATCAGGCCTGCCTGTGGGTAACTATTTACATCTAAATGGTGATATGCGCTGTCAGTTCCACGTTCAAAGTTCCACGACAAAGCAGTTCTATACGAACCCTGAGTACCTATGGAACCATAATCACCTAACGCAATCGTTGAATTAGACCAAGGCTCTTGCGTAAACGATGTCGCTCCTGTCTGAACTTTCTTCTCCAAAAAGGAATGACCCTCAACAAGCATGGCATCAGACGACTCATCCCATTTCCACTTATCGCCTGCCGTAGCGCCATAAAAAATAACATCATGACCGGTATCATCAACACCAACAGTCACCGCACCTTTAAAGGTCGGTGACGTATCCCACCCAGACGTGCCAGACCCAGTGCCCATGAGCACTGCATCGGCAACGGCATTAGAATCACCAGTACCTAGCTTAGTCTCCAGAGCAATGATCGCACCAGAATGGTTGGTATGAACAACATCGTGTTCCTTACCAGAATCATCCATCTCATCAGTAGATGAAATAGTAGGTTGTTGTGTGGAAGTGTCTAAGCTACTCGGAAAGTTCGTTGCCATCTTGTTGCTCCAACTCAGTTAGTCTCTCAGTTAGAACTTCAATCTGGGCTTTCAAAGCAGCATTCTCCCATTCAAGCTTGCCCTGAGGGCTGAGCTTGTTAAAGATATCTTGAATTTCTATCTGAGATGTTTGCATACTAGGAAATTGTAATCGTTACTGTTAAGGTCCAAGTGGATCCTGAAGTTTTAGTTCCAAGGGAAGCCACTTTCCTATTAAGGTTATCAGCTGAATCGCTGTTTCCACTCGCTATCGTCCATTCATTCCAAGCAAAGTTACCCTCAGAGGAACCCCACTCAGATTTAAATGTAACAGTCTGGCCAGAGACAGACGGAAAGCCCGACTCCATGCCCTGATAGTCTTTGTTAGAGCTAGCCTGAAGGCCTGTCTGTGCAGCAGCTGCTGACGTTGAGCTATCACCAACACCAATATATGAATTGCCGTTAGTGAAAGCTGTTTCAGTAGCACCGATAAGAAGATTAAGAAGAGCAGTTATGCCCTCATTAAGGAGGAGATTGTTCTCTACTTCAAGAACTTCATCGGGTGAACTGCCGGACTTATAGTCCTCAGTTTTGTTCCACTTTTCACAAGTGGCTAATACGTTCCATGTTTTTGAATCAATAGTATCTTGCATAGTACCTCATTATAGTGGAGGGGCCGAAGCCCCTCCACCAAGTAGAGCACAACCTTAGGCTGTGCGTGTGTTGCTGCGACCCTTGTGAGGTATCGCATGAACTTTAACACCAACCGTTGCAGTTCCAGAACCTGAACGAGCAAAAGTTAAAACTCCTGCAAGATATGATTTGTGGATTACTGCCTCAAGATAGACGACTTTATTGTCATCAGTATGAGCTACGGTATCAAAGCGTCCATATGAAACAGGATTGGTTCCTGATGAATCATCAGCTCCAATTATTTCAATGTCTGCCTGTGTAATATCCGCATCAATCGTACCAAAGGTAGCGACTGCTACGACGTGACCGGGCCGGTCAACTTGTTTCCAAGATGCAGTAACGTTAGCTGACTTAGCGCTAGAAGCGATAAGTTCAACTGCATTTGCATCTTCAATAGTTGTACCCGGACCGGGTGTTCTAGTTGCTTGTGCCATGTTTACTCCTTAAGCGTCATGGATGCCGTAATGACGTACGACACTAAATGAATTGGCTACGACAACTCCGGGGTAACATTCAACTCGTCCCAAGTGACCGGGGCTAGCTTCTGTTTCTCCGAAGTCTACAACGTCAAAGCTTCCACCGAGACCGAGAATACCGTAAACGTTTTCATCGGTTCCGAAAGCTATTGAGTAGATACTTGAAGTATCTGAAGTTCCATCTCCGGGATCTTCGTCAAAGCCAAGGATAGCTGAGCCATCTTTGTCATCACCGATGATTCGGATTGGAACACCGTTGTAGGTTGATACCTGACGGCCGAGCATATCTTCTCCAACGTCCAGAAGGGTAAAGTACCCACTGGTGTTGCGAGCAAGGCTTGTGATCTTACGACGTAGCGTACGATTCATTAGCAATGCATCTGGAGATGACTGGTTCCTTACGGTATCCATTGCCTCGTCCATCTTGGCTAGTGTTAGTGTGCCTCCACCAGAAGCTTGCAAGACTTTCTGGCCCAGATCCTCGTCAATAAGAGCATTGATACCCTTAAAGTCTTTGGCTGTTCCAGTACCGTCAAAGAAGTACTTGTCAAAAGTACGAGACATTGCTTTAGCAAATTTCGCATATTGACGTGCTTTGGCACTGATTTGGTTCGCTTGTACACGAACAATGTAGTTGTCTATGAAGACCTCTCCACCGAGAATGCTACATCCGAAGAAACGTTCTGTATCCGTACCATAGGTTCGGGTATAGGTTTCGTTTACATTACGGAAGGCAGGCGCTGGAAGAGTATCTTCAACGTTGACCTTGAGTGCGTTACCTTGTATAGCAGTGAAAGGTAGCATTTCTAAAATTGGTGATTCTTGTATAAGAGTCTCAACAACCCCAGCAGCTAACTGATCGTTACCGTACTTGGCAGACTCAAGGAGTGAAAGGCTCCCTGAAGCCATAATAATTACCTCATTGTATTGTAGGATTAATAGTTACTACTTAGTCTTTCTAGCTAATCCTGCTTCAATGGAGTCAACACCAAACAAAGATCTAGGATCTTTAACAGGAGCAGTAGAACCGCCTACCTGTGAAGCTTCCTTTACCCTTGCATGGGCTGCTAC